ACGAAGCCGAACCAAGAATTACCACCTGTGTAAATGATTTATAATTTAATTTAAGAATAAACTTCTCTAAGTGTTCTTGGTAGTCTTTGGCCTTAGCATCTTGGTCAACCAGTATGCCATTACAATACACTTCAAATGTATTTGGTTTGATACCACGAACCACCTTGTATTGTTTTTGGCCAATAGAGAAGTCAATCTCAACAACACAATCGGATTGGTTGATAGAGTTAGGTAATTGTGGTTTATTGATTTTACGAAATGGTTTACCAAAGAGGCCAAAACACAGAGCATCTAGTATCGTAGATTTGCCGGCACCATTGTTACCAATGATGAGTGTGTTTGGTGATTTGGTTAAATCAATTTCAGTAAAGTTTAATCCCGTTGAAAGGAAATTTTTCCAGCGAACTTTTTCAAATTTAATCATCTAATAATTTTATTTTTTTCAATAGCCGATTTCAAAACACACAATAATATATCATTCTTATTTGCAAATGTCAATAATGCATTGGTATCTTTAGGAAAACAAGCGCCACCAAACCCTAATAATCCATCGGGACCAGGTACCTGCATATGAGAATTTCCCATCCTGTCATCTAATTTTACCAAAGAAACAACATTATCAAAATTAATATTATTTCTGTCACATAACATTTTTATTTCATTCATAAAAATAACTTTTGTGGCAAGAAAGGAGTTAATAATATATTTCATCATGGAAGCTTCTTCTATTGATGCAGTATGATAAAATGCATTAGGAAACACTTCTTGTAAAATTGACTTTGCAAAATTCACATGAGTCGAGTTTTTTCCACCAATAACATGATATTTTGATGCCAAATAATCTTGTATGAATGTTTTTGCAACTAAAAATTCTGGAACATAAACTAAGTTTTCAAAATTTTCATTTAGGTATCTGTATGTATCTGCTGGTGCAGTAACTTTACTGATGATTGTTCCTTTGTAATTGATTTTTTTTAGTTTCAATAATACATCGGTTAGAATGGTGGTATCGCAAGAACCATCTTTGTTTTGTGGTGAAGGAACACAAACATATATCGCATCCGTATCACTAATTGTTTCATATGTTCCTGTGCAACTGTCTACAAAAGGATCAATAATTTTATCATAAGTGATGTCACTATATGAAGCCATCACAGCTTTACCTACAAATCCTAGCCCAATGATGCCAACATTATACACTACGCTTGCTCCTGATTTAATGCCTCAACATATAATTCACGCATTACTGTTTTCAACTTTTCATTGTCAATATGTTCTTCTTGAATACCATCTACAAACTTATTAATAATTGTGATAGTATCTTCTGCTTGATTTATCATATCATCTTCTACACCTTCTGTCAAGTCTGTAAAATCTTCTGCAATGGTAACATCAACAGGATTTACATTATACAGGTTGTTCATCATTTTGTCAAACAGATAGGGGTTTGTTTTGTTGATTACCACCACTTTAACATAGGTATTGGTATACTTGCTTAAATCTTTATTGGTAATCTCGGTGATTGATTCCACTTTATCATCATAAGTGATTTTATGAAACATGACGTTTGGATTTTTTATGAAAGTAAGGTCACGATTGCCAATGTCAAAAATATGAAAACCTCTAGTGTCATTATAATCTTGCCAAGTAAGTTCATATGGGTTTCCAAGATAATGAATACCGTCAGCTGAACTCCTATGATGATAGTGACCACTAAAAGTAAAATCGAACTTTCTAAATAGTTCACGACTTAATCCTTCTTGACTTGGCATACCACGATACATGGCAAAGCCAGCAATCTCAAAGTGTCCCATACAGATGCTAGCGGATGTGTTTTGTATTTCTGCCAAACTGTTATTGTAATTCTCTGTACAAATCCAAGGAACCATACAGATGTCATAACTCTCATCACTATATTTTAAATGAATCGTCTGCGGTGATGAAATGACATTGATATTGCTATACTCTTGTAATAACAAATCGACCGAATTTACCTCATTGGTATTTTTAAAATAAGTATCATGGTTACCAGCCAACATATGCACTTGAATACCTTTGGCATATAACTTATCAAAAAACATCTCCCTTGCACGTTTAAGTGTAAAGAAGTTTACATACTTTCTACGGTCAAATGTGTCACCCAAAATAAGAACAGTATCAATGTCATGCTCTTCGATAGTTGGAAAGAAAGTGTCCGAATAGAATCTTTCATAGTAATCCAAAAAATGGATTGAATCGTTACGAGCACCAAAATGTTGGTCAGTTATAATCGCAATTTTCATAATAAAGTTAATTCTTTAAATTGGCATATTAGGTGGATGTGGTTGATTTGGATCATTCGGGTCATAATATTTAATTTCAATCACCGCTTCTGGTACCTTTAAGGTGTCCGTAAAATCTGTTGATTCTTTAAGTGTTTTAAACCATTTAGAAAATACAACATCTTTTTTTTCTGTTGGATAATAAGTTACTTTATACATTATATCATTCTCCTAAAAACTTTTCAAGCCCTTTTGTTTTCTTTGCCATTGCAATATCCTTCTTTACCTTTCTTGCATCTTCATATGTTTCAATAAATTCGGCAATGTTATCATATAATTCAAACTGTCTGGACGTACCATCTTCAAATTCCATCAGCTCAAACTCATCTAGTATGCCCATTTGTTCTGTAGCCTTATATTTGACATACAGTTGTTTCTTTTCTTTGGAGATTCTCCGTAAAAAGGCAAAATAGATGATTTGAGTAAAGTAAGCAAATGGATTCTTAGACTTGGCTGGATCAAAATTATCAAAGTATTGTAAACAGTTCTCAATACCATCCGATATCATTTCATCACGATAGGTATAGTTTATGAAGTTAGGTTTGTGTGATAAACCCTCTGCTATCTTCATAAAGCATTCACCAATGTAATTTGGAATTGCTGGAGGTGGTTTTTTTTCTTTCTTTGCCAGTTTACAAGATGTCTTGTAATCAACCAGGGCTTTGAGAAAATCTTCGTTATTAATGTAATGTTTTTGCTTAGCCATAAAATATACCATAAAAAGTTGTTGACAAAGGGCTTGACAGAGTGTATAGTCCTCGGTGTTCCCCTATGAAGTTAATATTTAAATCAATGTAGCGTTTGGCCATCACCATTTTCCATAGCATCCATAATATCTTCAATTTCTTCGTCTGTCATTTCGTCAGCATCATTTTTTGCCTTCAACAACATCTTAATCTTTTCCACGGTATTTGTGTAGTATTCTGCAAACTCATCATTAGGTTCAATCACAGTAAGCACATCACGAGAATTGATTTTAATCTCATTTTTTTTAATCAGTTGAACAGGTAACCAATGTGACATAACTAAACCACTTTCTTGGCCTTTCATGACAACATTAACCGACATAGGTTCCATAATTTCATATTCGTCATTAATTAAGTTCAGGTTACCAATAATATCTTCACCATTCTTTAAACGAACTATTTTTATTGTATTCATTTTTTTAGTCCTATTTTATATATTTTGAATGGGAACTTTTCTTCCGTGTAAATCTTAACTCGTTCAACAAAATGCTTCAATGTAAAATTCATACGTTTCTTATATCTTAAATCATCTGCAATGTCATAGAGGATGGCTTTTTCTTTTCCTTCTGACTGCCGCAGTCCACGGCCAATCGATTGTAGATTTCGTACTCTCGATTTGCTTGGGCTGGCAAATATGATATTATGCAAGTTTCTAATATTAATACCAGTGCTAAAAGTACCAAAAGAAGCAACAACAATTGCATCGTTTTCAATCTCCATTATTTTTCGTATTTCTTCTCTGTCATTGGCATCTACACCACCATGAACAAAGAATACTTTTCTATCACCAATATTCTTGGTTTCTCTTATCATATCATACAGGATTTGACCATGTTTGTCAACCATTTGATATAATATTAATGTATTATTGCCTAAGCTAACTGCAAGATTCTTAATAAATTTATTACGATTTTCATTTGCAATTAGATATTGTATTTCTTCTTGGTACGTCTTATCTTTTAACTGTAGGCACATTTCATCATCATGCTTCAGAACTAAACACTTAATTTCAAAATCTGAAACTTGATGTTTGTCAATTAACTCTCTTGTGGTAATTACTTTTTTGACTGAACCAAACAAACCTTCCAATACAAGTTTATGTGTTTTAGTACCATCTAATGTACCTGTAAGACCTATCCTATATTTAGCATTTATACAGGATGTAAGTATTGTAGTTAAAGACTGTGCCTTGAATAGATGTGCCTCATCACCAACGATATAATCAAATTGATGAAAGTATTCTTTTGGAAGTTTATACAGAGATTGCCATGTAGAAATGGTAAGTGGTTTGTCGGTATCTTTTTCTTTGCCTTGGTAGATACGATGAACATTGGTCATTTCGCCATTGTTG